AACTCAGTAAATTCGTGTGCACATTTGTGGCACAGCGTAAATTGCAGGGGGTTTTCTTCCCCTACATAGTAGATGTTGTCTACGAACATTGCGTAGCCACCATCTAGAGATATGTCTAATGCCACAGGTATATCTAAATCCATATACCCTGGTGCATTCCTAAAGACTTGAGGGTCTTGGCACCTATAGCACTCAACGATGGTTGTTTTTATATCACTTGCCATTGATAGTCCAGTCCTTGAGATACTGCTGGGACTTAAGCGTGTGCACATCCATCTGTAACTGAATAACAACTGGTCGCAGCATATCTATTGATGCCCGTAATGCTTCCAGCTCTTTCTCAATGTCTTTCCGTTGTTTACGCACTCTGTTTCCTTCCTGCTTGGAATGACATAGGAGATACAAAACCTATGCCATAGTATTCTTTGCCACCCCAGATACCATAGAGTCCTGGTGTGTTCTCAGCATATGATTTACACGCTGAAAGCAATGGACAAGCCTTGCACATAGCAATGGCTATCTTTCTGTTCGGGTCTGCCTTTGAGACCGGAAAGAATACCTCCCGGTCAGTCTGGGCACACAACTGTGAGCCGTCTAAGAAAAACATTAACTATCTCCAATCTGGATCGTTTTGGTCAATCTTGTACTGCTTGTCGATAAGGAGCACGAACAAGCCTGTTGCTACTAGCACTAGACCTACTGCTACTACAATGAACACATCTCCCCCTCTCTCAGCAATTCAACTGCCAGTCTTTCGAGGGATTTTTCGCGGGTCAACTTTGTAACTACACGCTTTACATAGTGTGTAGAGGAGAAGGTAACAACTTGACCATCAGGTAACTTAGTAGTAACAGTGATAGTGCTTCTACTAAATGTTGCTGTATCTATCATTTCTACCTGCTTTCTACTCTCATCATAGAGAGTGGGAGATACATAGGGAATAGCCTCATAGACCAACGGGTCAGTCCACTAGTCCTATGTATCCTCCACCACCTGTGGATAAGTAAAAAGACAAAAAAAAGCGGGGGACTATCTACCACTAGACTTTCCGTGCTTAAGGTCATCACTATCCTTAAAGACATAGGTAAAGCCTTGCTTAGGCATAAGGATAAGACGCAGATTAGCCTGCCTCTCTTGTAGTGCTGTGACTACACAAGACTTGTCCATACAATAGACAATGCCTGCCTCTGCCCGTGCCTCTGGCACTGGTTTATTACAGTAAATACAATTCATCGTCTTACCACCCATCCGCAGTCCTCTGCGAACTCATTAAAACAACCTGCACATACAAAGTTGGCAGCAGCGTGCTCCCACTTGCTGTGTAACCTACCGCCACACAGATAGCATGGCTTCTCACCTATCCATAAGGCAGATGATTTAAACGGGTCAACGACCTCGTCTATGTTTACTATCTCTTGAGACATAATGACTCCTAACTATTAGTTGATACCTGATAATAGATAAGCCACCAGCCCCACAACCTGGTGTTATAACCAGACGGCTATAACGGCTGTGAGGCCAGTGGCCTATCGGGACATAGCGCTACTCAGACTCTCTCTCCTAGCGTGGCATACCACAATGCTGCATCGCTGTGCAGGTGTCGTGGAAGTAGCAGCCCCCATCTATGCCCACAGCATAACTATGGACATAGATAGAGGCAGGGAGCACCGAAGTGCCCCCTGCGACTATTGGAACTATCAACTAGGCGTTGATAGACTCCTTCTCCGTGACCCCTAGATACTGGGTCTTGATAGACTCAAAGATTTCTTGAGCCTTGAGGAACGCCTCGGTTGCCTCTGATGTCTCCACCATAGGGACTAGGCGTGCCTTCTCGAGCACTTCCACTAGGTTTTCCATAGTGAGAAGTGTTGCTGTGCCGTTGAGGGCACTCTTGCTAGCCTCATTGTCTTCCTCTGTCTTGACGACATCAGCGACACGCTTGAGTTCAGACTGCATAGCAGCAAGGTCTGATGAGACCTTGATGCGTGAGTAGTTGTTACCCAAGAAGATAGCATTGAGTGTCTTAACATCTATCTCTGGACATACAGAGAGGATGTAGCCACCGAACGCTAAGCCAGCATTGGTAGTGCCTTTGAGACCAACAGCAAGTAAGTGCTGTAGTGTGATGGCTTGGTCTGCAAGGAACAGTTCCTTGAAGTCGGTCATCATCCAAGCCTTACGGCTGTTGTGCTTGCTTACCGAGTCTTTCACAAGGGTCTGTGACTGCTCGGACAGTATGGCGAGAGCCATAATGCACCTGCTTTCTCGATGGACAGGTATCTCCTGCCACCGACCAACCCCTACTAGCCATAACGACTAGTAGAGGAGGGCGGGTGCAGGAGAAAGAGTCCTTTCGCTTTTTTGCCCCTGATGGGTTACAACCTTGTTTTAATACATAACGACCACCCCACCCTTAAAAAACTTCGCACACACCGATTGACGAGGCGATACGAACTAGTAGGTCATATATGGGGTAGACAGTGGCCTAAAAGTGGGGGTGTGATTTTTCTCACACTTATGGGATTTGAGGCAGTGGCCAGGTGTATCTATGATCATAGTTTTACTGGAGCGAAAATCGGCGGGTAGCTGTACACTCTATGTATGGCTAGAGATAAATTTATTGGGCACAACATAAGCGATGATGAGAAGAATAGACTTCTCAATCTTGGTGCAGCCATGTATGGATTTGCAGACACTGCATTTCGCAATACAAAAGAGGATCCATCTGAAGATTACACCTCTGAGCTCTTTGGTGACGGGTGGGAACAGATTCCTGCTCCATCAACCGGTAAGAGGCGGAGAGCGCTATTTGCTGGCTACCATCGGGGTATGCAGGTCTTAGTAATAGTATTTACAACCAAGACTCGCAAGACTGCAGAGGGTAGATCATTCTATGGAGATATCCAGCCATGGGTGAAGTACTTAGATGTAGATCTTGAAATGTGGGAAGAGTTGAAAGGTTATCACTCTACTGGCGAGTGGCTTAAGTTCTCAGGGGTCGAAGATAAGTTCTACTACCCTACACGGGCATCTGACATCGATGAAATGACTCAAGAATATTTAGAAGGTTTAAAACTGCCATAATAGAGTTTTATACACTATAATTAAAATAGAGGAGCCAAACGGTCCTCATTTACTAGTTATCGTCTAAGGAGATAATTATGGCTAATATGCCCATGCAAGGAAAAGACCCATTTAATGATCGCTACACAGATCAGTGGGGCCCAAAGAGTCCAAGAGACTACACATCATATCCAAAGGTGCCAAAACCAGAGGTTCTAACAATCACATCCCTCTTTCCTCAGTTTAATCGCTGGGCAATCGGATTTGATCCAATGTTAGATACCTTCAAACAAGTAGCTGCAAATACAAAGGCTGCTGGTTATCCGCCGTACAATATCTACAAGAATAAGGACACATACGTCCTTGAGCTTGCCGTAGCAGGTTTTGCTAAGGAAGATATCACAATCTCGGTCAAAGAGCTCACACTGACCGTAGAAGGCGAATTAGGGGCACCACAGGAGGAAGCTATCCATAAGGGAATTGCAACCAGAGACTTCAAGCAAGACTTCGTATTAGCGGAGTATGTAGTTGTCAAGAATGCAGAACTTAAGGATGGATTGCTTCGTATTACCCTTGAGCAAGAACTACCAGAAGAAAAGAAAGCAAAGATTATCGAAATCGAATAATCTAATGCTATAATTATAAAGAGCCCTAGTATGGTATCGCCCAGCTAGGGCACTTTGATCTTTAGCTCAGCGGCAGAGCGGGGCACTGTTAATGCCTAGGTCCCTGGTTCGATCCCAGGAAGGTCAGCTCGTGTAGTTACACCAGTAACTGCCCGCCGAAAGTTTGGAAATTATGGAAGAATTAAAATTAGATGTGCTCTGCTTCAACTGCGGAGTGATGTATCAAGTACCTGTAGGAACTAACAAGCCAACTACTAAATGTCCGGAGTGCTCAGACTAATGCCTAAATACGACTATACCTGTAGCAAGTGTGGAATGACGCAAGAGATTACCCGTGAGTTCGGTGAAAGCTATGAGCCTACTTGTTGTCAGCAAACTATGTCTCGTGTATGGTCTGCTACCCCCGCAATCTTTCGTGGTGGCGGTTGGGGCAGCTCATGATGTGGTCATGGGTATTAGCAGTCATTGGTGTAGCAGGAATCTACTTTGTAGGTCGTAAGACTATCTGGGGTTGGTTAGTGCTATTGTTTAATGAAACCCTTTGGATTGTCTATGCAGTAACCACTAAACAATACGGATTCATATTCTCAGCAATTGCTTACGCAGCAGTGTATATTAAGTCCTACTTACATTGGACTAGGGAAGAAAATGAGCGATAGATATCGGGCTAAGAGGTTTATGCCTTCCGTTGACCCAGATAACTATGCTGCTATTGCCGCTGCCCTAAAACATGACCGTGAGACCAGTAGAGTCTGTGGTCCCGGCTATGAGGAGATCTACGCCCCTCAATCTGACCCTCTAAGGCCTAGAGCTCAAAAGTGCTGCTATAACCCCGCCACAGAGACTTTAGTTATTGTAATGACAGACCCCGGCGTCGGTGGTAGACCGAGTTACACCTGGATCCAGTATGATATGGTTATCCCTGAAATGTGGCAAGAATTAAAGTCTGGTACATCTACAAATGAATTCGTTACCCAAGCCTTAAGTGGTTTTCCTTGGTTAACTACGTCGTTTGGACAATTGCCGCGAACTCGCTCTGAAACATTCGAAATGGGTTTCCAAGAATACTTGTGATAACCTAAGTATCTACGAGAGGGTAAGATGACAACGTTAGTAGCGATACAGGGTGATGGCTGGTCTGTTATTGGATGTGATAGTCGTGCATCTGATGAAGACGGTCGTTTTATGGAACTTGCAACACCTAAAGTTGTAGATAACAACGGCGTACTAATTGCAGTCTCTGGTGCATCCCGCGGTGGAAACATTACGCAATTCGGATGGAAGCCCCCAAAACCACGTGCTTCAGAAAATTTAGACTTATTTGTAACTAAAAGATTTATTCCATCTATGCGTGAGGCTTTTATTAAAGCTGGTTACGACGCTAAGGATGATGGCGATGCTGCAGCCCACGACTCTAACCTTATCGTTTCTATCCGTGGCGTCCTATACCCAATTTTTAATGACTACTCTTGGGACCGTGAAGCCCGCAAGGTTTACTATGCCGGTTCAGGTGGAGATGTAGCTCTTGGAGCCCTTGAGGCTTTAGAGTACCATAAGGCTAAGACCCCAGAGGCTGCCGAAAAAATCTTGCGTAAGGCCGTAGAGATTGCCTGTAAGCATGACATCTACTCCGGTGGGAAGATCATTACACACATACAAGAGGCTTAAATTCTGTCATCATTGGCGAGTTCGACCGAACAAATCACATTGATCAGTGAGGAAATATAAATGTCAAGTTACAATTCACCACTTCCAGTGGGAGACCCATCAGCTACTGGCGCAGCCGCCATTGCTATTGCGGAAACTCCTTCTGTTCTTAACAACAACGGTAATGCTCTCGATTCAGCAGGAAATCTACGTGTAGATTTCGTATGGGGATCACGTCCAGCACATCCAAACGATGAGCGTGCTGATGGAACTCCAACAGCTACAGAAACATACGGAGCTTCAGAGAATGCACAATGGACAACTAAGAGCACTATTGCTTCTGCTCGTCTAAACCCAGCTCTAAACAACCACTCAGATATTGAAGCAGAGTGGGCTGGATTCCCAGGATTCATCGAAGCAGCAGGTAATTACATGATTACAGATGCTTCAGGTGATGGAACAACAGTTACATACACATCACAGAATTATCTTGCAGCAGGAGATGTTGTAAACATCACTGGCCTTACAGCTTCAGCTTACAACCTTTCAGGTGTAACTGTTGCTTCAGCAGACAAGCTAAAGTTCACTGTTACTAACTCAGCTAACGCTGGTCTTATTACAGGACAGTGGTACGGTAAGGTAGAAAAGACTACAGCTCGTTCAGCAGCTGACGGTGCAGGAATTCCTTACATCGTAGTACCTTCAGTAGTTGGTCTAACAACTGCAGTAGCTCTTGATCTTCTTAAGGATGCAGGCTACGAAGCAGCTTCAATTACAACAGCTACAGCAGCTACAAACGCAGCTTCAACAATCACAGCAGTTTCACGCACAGGTACAACAGCAACAATCACCTCTTCAGGTGCTGGTGCAAAGTACCCAGTTGGAACAAAGATTACTGTTGCTTCTCTTGTATCTCCAGATACAGCACTCAACGGTACATACACAGTTACAGCAGTTGGTACAAACACTGTTTCATACACAACAACAACTTCAGGAGCTCTATCAACAGGATCACTTTCTGTTGCTGGCCTCACAGGTGTTGCTGGAACAATCAAGTCACAATCAACAGCGGCTGGAACAGGTTCAGTTGCTTCAACAGCTACAATCACAATTACACCGTTTGCAGCAGCTTCATAAGCTTAAAGCAAATAAAAGAGCCGGGAGTTCACGCTCCCGGCTTTTTGCTTTAGTGGGATACTATTCCTATGACCCACCCAAAGAAAGAACATCGCCAGTTTACTTTAGGGCGGAAAGATTCCTCTGTCGTGGGCAGATTAGGTGGGGGTTACCCGGTTCCAGCTATTGACTGGATGCAGGACCTTTATGGTGTAGGATTAACCGGTGTAGGAAGATACGTCGGATCTAATATGGACTCAACATCAAGTCAGGGGACAAGTAGCAATGACACAGATAGCGGAACATCAGCAACTGGAGACGCAGCTGGAGGCGGAGCGGTCGGGGCGAATACAGTGTGATTCTTGCTCAGCCAGAGCGATGATTGTATCTATTTTGCCGTATGGCGAGTTATCCTTCTGCATGCACCATTATAATCAACATGCCCAAGCACTTACAGACCAGGGCGGAATTGCTAAACTTTTGTCTGTAACTGAAGACTAAGATCGGGAATCACATGAATTTATTCAAAGGCGGACAAAACATTGTTCAAGCCGGTAGTGGTAATGCTAATCCATTTAGAGGTGCCAATAACATTGTAGGTGCACTCCTTGGTACTAAGCTGCGTCGCCAAGAACGTGATTACCATCGCACAAAAGATGAAGAGTCTCGCATTCGTGTTAAAGAAGCTGGCGACATGTCAAAAGTTAAAGCTAGTATGCTTGAGGGTGTTATGTCCCCACATGTTGTTGGTAACTATTTTGATGTAGCTAATAAGCAATTAGGTGCAGACCATCCAGATGTTGTAGCAGGTCTCCGTCAAGCTAATGAGTTTGAGCGTCCTGAGTTTGCACATTTTGTAAATAATTTTGGTATTCAAACAAGTAAGCATGGTATTCTTCCAGGACAACCTGCTAAAGGTGAGGCGCAAGAAAAAGCTCGTGCAGCACGCATCGCACAGCAGGATCAGATTACAAAACAATCTTCAGGTGATGACTATTCTGGACCAGTTGCTCGTTTTGGAAAAGACGGTAAGATGACACGTTAAAAGGTTAGCTTAGAAGATATTGAGTACGGAGAAAAAACTTCTTAACGTCCTCCTGCAAGCATGCGTGAAGTTGATGATTCTTCTCGTCCAAGTAACCAAACTTGGACTGACCAACAAAAAGCAGCTCTAGAAAGAGAACGCCCACGTACAAGTAATCTTAATACGGGCATTAATGAAAGTAAAGGCGGAAATAACTAATGGCTGGTCAGTTTGATAAGTTTGTAAAGATTCTTGGAACTGGTTCACGTCCAGATCGTTTTAAGGGTGCTCCAGGCAACCCAGACATAGTTGCACCTATGGAAGTTAACACACAGGCAAATGAAGACGCAAAAACTATGCGTTCAACTGGTGTGACATCTAGTACCTTTGGTGATTCTATGGCAGTTGCTAGACAGCAAAAAAGCGGTCGTAGTAAGCTTGCTGCTGTTGAAAAAGCTAACACTTTTTCTCGTGTTAAGAAAGCTCGTCAAAAAGCTGAGGGTGAAAACCTTGCCACTACAACTATGCGCCTTAATGAACAAACTGGTGAGGCTTACGACACAGAAGAAGTTAAACCAACTCCTTCAGGCCGTGTTATGCCTGCACGTCAAGCTAACCCTAAGTATTTAGCTGCAGATGTTCAACGCCAAAATGAAGATTTACAACGCTTTACAGATGCAGATAGTAAGCGTAACGTAGGTGATCAAGATGCAACCGGTGAGGCTGCATTTAGCCGTGCTGAAGAAGCAAAGGGTTCTACCCTTCGTTCTTTAAACGGCGTTACTTATGATACAAAAGATTATGACAACTATTTAAATACTATTCCAGCTAATGAAATATCTAAAGCTGTTCAACCATATGATATTTCTGAATTTGAACCTAAAGCAGCACCTGCATCCACAGAAGCAGATGTAACACCATCCCCCGTTTCAGGTTACAAGCCATCTAAATCCAAAGGTGATATTGAGGCTGAAAAAACAGATGAGATGCTTACTAGAGGTGCAAGACTTTCAGAGAAAAAAGAAAAAGAAGCAAAAGCTCCTCGTAGACCTAAGCGTACTCCTGGTGGAACACCAAAATATACTGGCCCATCTCAAATCACAGGTTCTGAACCAATTAAAGCACCAGACATGGATGTTGTAGAAGGAGATATTCCTAGAGCAGCCTATGCAGATGTTCCAGACCCTAAACGTGAGGGATATAGTATTGAAGGCTCAGATTTAGCTCCAGGATACGATGATCCAAATGATATTCGTAGCACAACGATGCGTGAAGTTCCTTCAGGTCGTCCTGATAAGGTACTAGGACATGTACCAGTTCGTTCACCACGTGAATTAGCTGGGTATGAAAAACCAACAGTCAATAAGTCTGGAAATGTAGTTCCTCCAATGGCTATTGATACTTTTGGTTCTCAACCTACAGATCGTAAACAAGCAGAAGCAGAAAACAAGCGTCTTCGTGAAAATCGCGGTACTCCTGTAACCACTACTGTATTTGATCCAAACGTAAGAGCTGCTCGCCCTGCTCGTGGTCAAACACCTGAACGTGCTGCAGTATTAGGTGCAATTCGTGAAACACGTGTTGCAGAACTTGCTGCCGATGATAAAGAAATGACTACTGTTCATCCAGCAGTTATGGCTACAGCAAAACGTCTTGGAAAAACATCTACTTATAATCTTGATGATGATTACATGAATAGCACAAGCTTCCTTACACACCCAGCAGTAACTGACGCAACTATTGCTCACGCACTTGGTGTTCACCATACTTTAGGAACTGATAATGACCACCTTGCTGCATATTTAGGTGGAAAGCCTCTAGAAGCACAGTCTCGTAGAGCTGCTGCATTTAAGATTGTTGATCGCCATCTTCGTGGAAATCCTGAAAAGACTCCTGGAGAGTTTGATCTCCTACGAGGAATGGTTCATGCTGGATCAAGTCCACAACAGACTCTTCGTGCTGCTAGATCTGGTGAGTCAAACAATGTTGTTGTTAACGGGCAAAATGTAACCATTGCAGCAGGTTCTAGTGAGAATCGTCAAAGAATTGCCGATACTACTACTGATATTACTGCTCAAGCTGAAGCAGCACCTAAGATTGCCCGTGGATCTGTAGCGGCAACTCCTACAGCCCCTCTTGCAGGAACTGGACGTGTTGCAGTTCGTCGTGTAGGACAATCTCCTGAAGAAGCACAGATTCGTGAGTTTACCCCACAAGAAGCTCGCAATAGAAAAAATGTTCCGGGAGTAGATGATTCAAAGGGTCCTCGTGTTGTAGACCTTGGCGGACTTAAGCCAGGAGAAAAAAACACTAACAAGACTCTTAAAGAAGAAAAAGATTCGTAATGCCTCGGGCAGAGGTTTTTTCTTCTAAACCTCGTGAGGTTAAGGTTCCTAAGAACCTGCGCCACAATGCACGAGAGGCTGCTGAGTACTTAACCGGGCTTAAGCCTGACCAAGCTGATGACTCACACGTTATCACTCGTCAACGCTATGGTCGTGGTGCCAGTGGTGAATCGAGCAACTAATGGGACGACGTAAAGAACTTTACTATGGGACCAGAAGTGGTACGGGAGCACCTCGTATTCGCTTGTCTATTTCAGACAGAACCTCTAAAGCTGCACGCCCTTGGAACCACCCAGATGTTGTAGCCGCTTCACAGGCGTATGGTGTAAACTTAGCTAGTCATAAAGATGTAGCCTCTCACGAGGATAAGTTAGAAATGGCTGGAAGTCTAAAGCCACATGAGCGTATGACTTGTATACAATGTAGTAGATTTAACAAAGAGTGCAAATGTACTGAGGAGTGGAACTAATGGCTAAATCACCAGCATGGCAACGTAAAGAAGGCAAGAACCCAGAAGGCGGACTAAACGCTAAGGGTCGTGCTTCTGCTAAAGCACAAGGGCATAATCTTAAGCCTCCTGTATCTGCAGAGCAAGCAAAGAAGTCAAAGAAATCTGCAGCACGTCGTAAGTCTTTCTGTGCACGCATGGGTGGTATGCCTGGGCCAATGGAAAAGAATGGTAAGCCTACACGTAAGGCTCTAGCTCTAAGAAAGTGGGACTGCTAATGGCTAACATTAAACGACCATCACGAACTTCGGTACAACGTAGTAGGAGAATTGCAACGTCAGATCCTAAAAAAACTACTGGTGTTAGTAACCATCGTTTATCTGAGTTTACTTACAATGCGGAATGTTCTGACTGTGTAGATAACAGTTGGAGAAGTATGCAAATTAAGAAGGACAATAATGGCTAAAAAAGTTTGGGATACTCCAGATCCTACAAAAAAAGATAAGAAACTTTCACCTAAGAAAAAGTCTGCTGCTAAAGCACGAGCTAAAGCTGCTGGTCGTCCTTACCCCAACCTAGTTGACAATATGGCTATGGCAAAGAAAAAGGGCAAGTAGTGGCAACTAAGAAAAAAGAAGTAGCTGGCGGCAAAGAGTATAAAGGCTCTGCTGCTAATGGCGGCCGTAAAATTATTGTTGAACACTATAAAGATTCAAAGGGTAAGTGGCACACTACCTCTAAGAACGCTGCTCGTGCTAAGTATGAAAAGAAGCACGGCAAGTTATCTAAGGGAACCGATGTGGATCACAAGGATAATAACCATGACAACGATAGTTCTAGTAATTTGCGTCCTTTAGCTCATGGTAAGAACACAGCTAAAGAGAATAAGCGTAGAGCAGGAAAGAAGTAATAAAAAAGGCCCCAGTTACGGGGCCTTTTCTATTTACCTAGGGAATTTACTAAACCACACCGTTACGGCTGATTCAGAAGCTGTCCCATCGTATGCATCTGGTCCTAATCCCCAGGACCCAAAGTTTTCTCCACGACTAGTCATGTAGAAAGCGGCTTGGGCGTTTGTTACTGGGTCAAAGAGTTCAGCATTAGATTTAATACCAAATTTTTCTCTTCGGTCTTCTCCAAGGTATCCCAGCATATTTATCTGGAATAGGCCATAAGAGTTGTCACCGGTTGAGGACGTTTTATTGTGGGAATCTGCGTTGCCCCTAGACTCTCGCATAACTACTGCCCAAGCTGTCTTCAAGGACTTACCCTCAAAGCCAACAAGTTCTAGCATGTCTGCCAGGTCTGTAGGGGTGAACTTTGTCATTTCCCGATACTTATCTAGAGGATCAACTACCACGGGGGCGGTGATCACAGTGGGCGTATCAACCCGATTATAGACCGCATAAGCTTGGTTTGTGGTAACTATGGTCAACATAGCTACCATTAAGGTTGCTTTTGCTTTTAAAAGGATCTCTTCATTAAACTTCACACTATCTCCTAGGCTAGAAGGCCAACCCGAATCTCTTATCAGCTGTCACCAGATAAAAAATAGCTCAGCGTCTGTCTGCCGAGCTAGTTGCAACCCTTTTGTTACGTAGTTAGTGTTAGGGCAGTTTCCTGTCCCTATATCTATCCTAGCAGTAAATACAGGGTTGGTGCAACCGCCAAACGGAAATATAGTGTAAGATATATCACATAATGCTAAAAAAGGGGTAAAAATGCGAATCGTACAAAGAATTGTTACAAAACAAGGTCATCCTGTTCCATCTAGCTCTCACGCACCACGAGGACCATTTCCTCCAGAGTTATATATAAGTCCAGAAATAATTACAGATTATGTACCCTTTGATGAGGAACATGATCGAGGCGCTACAGCGCAGACTGATTTTAAATCACCTAAGCTTTTTCGTTGTAAAGAATGTACTGTGATAGTATTAGAGCATGAAGTACCAGATCACTGGTGCGAGGGAACGGGCGAAGATAATGGCGAAGACGCATGATGTTGGGAAGTTTTACTGGCATTTAATGACTTACCCAGTAAAACCACCAGTAGTACTAGAGCGTGCAGAAACACAAGAGATAGAAGAACCTTACCGTTTTGGCAAAGGTTGGTGCTTAAGACTTCCACTAACAAGGCAGTCTATTGTTATAGGCAAGTGGGTTAAGCGCTATACTGAAAGTCAAGCTTTAACTAATGCAGTAAACGGCCGTAGTATGAAAAAAGATGAAGTAGACTGGGATATGATTAGATTTGGGGCACCGTATGAAGATCTTTAAAAGAAAAAGCAAAACTGTAAAAGAGCTAACTAAAATACAGCGTAGGGTAAATACCTTACCTACTCAAGAACTACTTACTTGGACGGATCAAATTATGTATTCAGTTGGTCGTAACTTGTCTGCCTGGCAAAAAACCCAGTACAAAGATAATTTAGAAGAGGCACGCTTAGGTGCTGAGTCTTTAAACGCTATTTTAAATACGCTTAGTGAAAGACACAGCCTGTGACAACTGCTGAGTTTGACGAGCTAGAGCCTGACGACTTTGATGAGTTTGGTAACGTACTGCCAGAAGAAGTTGAAGACGATGGCATGGACGAACTTTCTAAGGAGTTTGTAAAAGCTCTTGTAGAAAAGATCATGGGCTTTATGAAAGTATTGGTTGGGCACGAGCTTCACATCTACCAACAGCCCTTAGCCCGTAGATTGATAGAGTCGGTAATTATTAACGATGGTGAAGAAATCACCGCCCTAGCTTCTCGTCAGAGCGGTAAGTCAGAAACTATTGCTAACACAGTGGCAACCCTTATGGTTATCCTTCCACGCCTAGCCAAAATGTATCCAGAGCTAATGGGTAAGTTTGGTGATGGAATTATGGTGGGAATGTTTGCACCAGTTCAGTCACAGGTAGAAACTCTTTACTCTCGTACAGTATCTCGTCTTACTAGCGAGTCTGCACTAGATGTACTTGGTGATCCTGAGATCGACGATATGGTCTCTAAGACTCCAGGCGTAGTAAGGAACATCCGCCTTAAGAACTCAGGCAGTAGCCTTATGATGATGACAGCTAACCCTAGAGCTAAAATCGAATCTAAGTCGTTCCATCTAATTATTATTGACGAGTGCCAAGAAGCTGATGACTTCGTAGTAGCTAAGTCTATTGCCCCTATGGGTGCGTACTACAACGCTACTATGGTTAAAACTGGTACTCCTACTACTCACAAGAATAACTTCTATAAAGCTATTCAGTTTAACAAGCGTAGGCAGACTAGCCGAAATGCCAAGCAGAACCATTTTCAATGGGACTGGCGAGATGTGGCAAAGGTAAACCCTAACTACGAAAAGTTTATTAAGAAAGAAATGCTACGTATTAGCGAGGACTCTGATGAGTTCCAGCTTTCCTACAACTGCAAGTGGTTGCTAGAAAGAGGAATGTTCGTTACATCTTCAATTATGGATGATCTTGGCGATACTTCGCAAGAACTTGTTAAGTCTTGGCATAGATCTCCAGTTGTTGTGGGAATTGACCCTGCACGCAAAATGGACTCAACAGTTGTCACAGTAGTGTGGGTAGACTGGGATCGTCCTGATGAGTACGGTTACTATGATCATAGAGTATTGAATTGGCTTGAAATGCAGGGAGATGATTGGGAAGAACAGTACTTCCAAATTCAACAGTTCCTCTCAGCGTATGATGTTCTTGCAATTGGAATCGATGCTAATGGTGTTGGTGATGCAGTGGCCGGAAGATTAAAGATCTTAATGCCTCGTGCAGAAGTAATTCCAGTTACGTCAAGCCCTACAGAACAGTCAAAACGTTGGAAGCACCTTCAAGCGCTAATTCAACGCCAGATGGTCTCATGGCCTGCCCATGCAAAGACTCGTCGCTTACGTATTTGGAAAAAGTTCTATCAACAGATGACGGATGCCGAAGTCCAGTACAAAGGCCCTAACTTTATGGTAGCTGCTCCAGATGAGGCGCATGCCCACGATGACTTCGTGGACTCGTTAGCACTAGCATGCTCCCTTACCCAAGAACTAGTTATGCCAACAATTGAAGTTTCAGCAAGCCCTTTCTTCTAAAAAGTACCTCTTTAGGCTGACTAATGCCTAAATAGAAGCGAGAATAATGCATGAGGACCTCAATCCCAATCCTATAGGAGAATAAAAAATGGCAGTAGAAAATATCGCCCCAACACCTCAGTTCCCTGAGAAGGTAGGCGCAACTTACGAACGTAAGATGTCACCTGCAACACCAGGCCTTCGTGGCCCACTTCGTTTTGAAGAAGGCGTTGCAACAGACACAGATGTACCAAATGACTTCCAACTTGGTTTGGATCAAGGTTATGACACTCCAGAAGGACGTCCTAACCACAAC